ACTCAAAACGATTTGAGTTTAACAAATGGTAAAGTCGTTATTCCAAACCACAAAATAATAACAGACACATTAGTAGTTAAAGAAAATACAACATCACAAGTTATTTCGGACGCTGTAACAATGTGGACGGATGAAGGGATTGAAATATATGCAAAGCCGTCAAATGGAACTAAAATTGATATTGAATATGAAGAAATTGACTTGTCAAAAGTAACAAAAGCACAGGCTTTGGGCGGATATGATATTTCAACAATGAAAAGAGCTGGGTTAGAATTATTAGACGAAGTTTACTTGAAATATTCCGAATTACCAGCGTTCATTGATATTCCTGATTTTTCAAGTGATAGCGAAGTTGCGGCTATTATGCAGACAAAGGCTAAAAATATAAATGGGAATATGTTTGAGGCAGTTGCGTTGGTTAATGCACCGATAGACAAGCCCTATGACCAAATTCCAAAATGGAAAGACGATAATAACATTAATGGGAATGACCAAATTGTATTATATGGAATGTTGGGACTGGCTGGTAAAAAATATATTCAGTCTATTCAGTATGGTGCATTATCATTATCAGTAGATAACGAAAAAAATGGAGTGCCCTCTCAGGTGCCGTCTAACTTTGCGTACAAATGTGACAGTTTGTATTGGAAAAATCCAAACGGAAAACTTGAGGAAATAATTTTAGATAAGGAACAGCAGGCTAACTTTTTAAACAAGAACGGAGTAGTAACGGCTATTAATTTCAAAGGCTGGCGTTGTTGGGGGACTGAAACTGCACTTAATCCAATGGCAACAGATCCGAAGGACAAATTTATAAACACTCGTAGAATGTTAAAATACGTCGGAAATGAACTAGTCATAAGCCTTTTTGATAAAGTGGATAAAACGTTCTCTAAAAAATTAGCTGAAACAGTAACAAAATCAATGAATATTAGATTGAATGCTATTGTAGCTAGAAACGATTTGTTAAGTGCAAGTGCGGCTTTATCAAGCGAAGATAACGACGCAATTAATGTTATGAACGGCGATATTACTTGGATTATTAAATTAGGAGTAATTCCAGGGATGAAATCGGCAACATTCAAGAAAAAATATGATGTGGACGCATTAACGGAGTTCGCAAATAGCTTAGGAAAATAGGAGGAATTAAAAAATGGCAAAAACAAAATTACCTTTAGCGATTGTGGATGCCGATTTATACATAAATGGAACAAACAATCTTGAAGGTGTCGGGGAAGTTGAACTTCCGAACATTGAATATGCAACGGTAACAACAGAACAGCTTGGAATGGCAGCAGAATTTGAAGCCCCATTAATTGGTCATTATAAAAAAATGTCTGTAAAAATAAAAATGGACAGCATGAACGATACATTGCTGAACTTTAATAATAGCGATTCTATTCAGGTTGAATGCCTTGGAGCGTTGCAAGAATTAAATAGAATGACGCACTCTCCGAAAATAACTGGAGTAGACGCTACAATGAAAGGTTTTATTACGAAATTTGATGGACCAAAAGTTCAGAATGGTAAAAAATTTGAAGGCTCATTTGATATGAGTTTGACTTATTACAAACTAACTATAAACGGCAAAACAATTATCAATATAGATGTATTGAACGGAATCGCTAGCGTAAATGGCGATTACAATAATATTGTCAGAAAATTGTTAGGGCATATTTAAGGAGGATAAGAATGATTATAAAATTAACGAAAGAGTACGAATTAGGAAGCAAAAAATATAAAGAAATAGATTTAAAACTGGAGGATTTAAACGGAGCAGATTTAATGGAATGCTCTAAAAATTATAAAGCTAGAATGAAATCAAATGCTGAAAATTTCAAAGATTTTGATGACGCTTGGGCACTAACAGTAGCTGAAAAGGCGTCAGGGGTTAAATACGGGCATTTATTAATTTTAGGTGCTGAAGACTTCTTGAAAGTAGTAAATCAAACTAAGAATTTTTTAGTAAAAGGTTGGGGAATCCCAGAGGAGGAAACTTCAACGGTAGAGGAATAATAGATGACTTTCTTGATTTAATCACAGATTTGCTAGGCGGACTTAACTATTTTAAAATGAATATCAGTTATGAAACGCTTATGAAATGCACATTTGATGAACTGGATTATTGGATAAAAAGAGCTAATAAATTGATTGAAGAAGAAAAGGTGAGGCAGGAAGAAGAGAACGGATAAAAAATAGTGGATTTTAATCACTGTTTTGCCTTGCTGTCGTTATCATAAAACGAAAGGAGGGTATACGTGGCTAAAAATTTAGAATTAAATATAGTTTTGGGAGCAGCCGTTGCTGGTGCTATAAATGGAATGAGTCAAGTTGCGAATGCTTTGAAAAATACAACAAAGTCAGTCAAGGAATTCGAAAAAGAAATAAAAAGTATGGAAAAAGCACAAAGAGCATTTCAAAATATGGACAAGGCTCGTGACGGATTAAATAAAATTAATTCAGAATACAAAAAAGCTGCTGAACATTTGCAAAAACTGAAAGATGAATATGAAAAAACTGGAAGTAGCAACAAACAACTAGCTAAAGAAATAGAACAAGCTGAAAAAAATGTTGGAAAACTGAATAAACAAAAACAACGGCAACAGCATGTATTTGAAGCTGCAAGAAGTAAGATAGAGGCGGAAGGTGCCAGCTTATCTAATTACAGGAGCAAGGTTCAGGAAGTTGAAAAAGAAATTGAAAAAATGAACAAATTAAAAGCCGCTCAAGGCAGATATGAAGCTAGACAAGAAAATATCGGAAAACTTAAAGAGTTCGGAGACAGACAGCTAACACAAGGTATCGGAATGGCGGGAGCTTTAGCTGTTCCTGTTAAAATTGCTGTTGATGTTGAAGAAAGTCAAGCTGATTTAAGAAAAGTAGTAAATAATGCTGAAAAATATTATGGAAAACTTAGAGAAATTTCAGAAAGATCTACTATGTCTCAAGCCAAAGTATTTGAAATGGCTGGAGCTTTGGCACAGTCAGGCGTAGAAGAAAAGGATTTGGTGGCATATACTGAACAAGCGAACAAAATTGCAGTTGCATTTGATATGGATGCGGCTGCAGCTGGAAATTTTTTAGCTAAGACAAAAGAACAATTAGGTTTAGGAAAAGAAGAACTATTTGCATATTCTAATGCTATTAATCATATGTCAGACCATAGTGCTTCGCGTGCTGCTGAATTGACAGAAATTTCAGGTAGAATTGGAGGGATTGCAAAAGGAGCTGGTGTATCAAATTCAGCATTGTTAGGATTATCGGCAACTTTGGTGTCTTTTAATAAAACACCAGAACAAGCTGCAACAGGATTAAAGAATTTTTTTGGTGCATTAACAAAAGGTGAAGCTTCATCTAAAAAGGCAGCAGCAGCATTTAGAAGCATGGGAATAGATGTTAACAAGTTAGCTGTAGATATGCAACGGGATGGAGAAGGTACAATTTTAAAAGTTCTTCAAAAATTAAAAGAGGTAGATCCCGCAAAACAAGGAGCGATAGTTTCGACTATTTTTGGAGAAGAAGCCAAATCTTCTGTTCTAGATATGATAAACAATTTAGATAAAGTTAAAACAAATTTAAAAGAAGCGAAGAAAGGTTTTGGAAAAGAAGCTGTTGATGCAGAATATGCTAATAGAATGAACACCACGCTAAATAAATTTCTAGTTGCTAAAAATAAAGTAGTCAATTCAATGGCGGATTTAGGTAAGGCTTTAATGCCGACCATTACTGGAGCATTAGAAAAATTAAATCCATTAATAGATAAAGTTTCTCAATTTATTCAAAAAAATCCACAATTAGCAGCAGGAATTATGAAAGCAGCAGCAGCATTTGCAGTATTTAAAATCGGAATTGGCGGATTATCTAAAGGACTTGCACCTTTATTTAGTGGAATATCGAAAGGAATGTTAATCTTTGATAAATTTAAGATAGCTGGAAGTTTTACTGGCGGACTTAAAACAGCATTTCCAATTATTAATAAACTAGGACCAGCGATGACAAAACTAGGACCAATGCTTACTAATCCTTATGTTGCGGCAGGAGCGGCGGCGGTAGCTGCGTTTGTATTAATGTATTCAAAATGGAACTGGTTCAGAAATGGAGTTAATAACGGAGTAAAACAGATAGCTCCGCATTTCAATGGAGTATTTAATGCTATAAAGAGTGGATTTGGTCAATTATTTTCATCGGGAACTAAAGAACTTGGAAAAATGAAGCCTATGTTTGATTCCTTAAAGCCTGCCTTGACTGTTATAGGTACAATTATAAAAACTGTAGTTATAGCCGCATTGATAGTTATGAAAACACAGATACAGATTACAGTTGCATTCTGGAAAGCTGCATTTACTGCAATAAGGGTAGTCGTAATGGTTGTATTTAATGTCATAAAAGCTATAGTTATAGGAGCAGTTGCAGTAATAAAAGGAATTGCAATGACGCTTGGTGCGGTTTTCAAGGCAGTTTGGACAGCAATTAAAGTTGTTGCTATTGTTGTATGGGCTGCAATTTGTGTCGCTATTATAGCTGTGGTTGCGGTAATTAAAGCAATATTTAGACCTTTTGCACCGTTTTTTAAAGCAATTTGGAATGCTGTTAAGGCAGCAGCGATAGCTGTATGGAATGCAATTAAAAGTGCGGCAACAGCCTTATGGGGAGCAATAAAAGCAGGAATAAGCGGAGTACAAGGTTTTTTTACAGGTGCTTGGAATACGATGAAATCTATAGCGACAGGTGTGTGGAACGGAATAAAAAGCGCTTTTGATACTATGGCAGGAGGATTGAAAAAGGCTATTGATGGAGTTGCAAATTATTTCAAAAAGGCTTGGGAAGGGATTAAAAATTTTGCCGCAAACAATCCAATATCAGCAAGTATAGGAGGACTTTTTGGAAAAAATGCAGCGGGAACTAACTACTGGAGTGGTGGATTAACAACAGTTGCAGAACGTGGAGCAGAATTAATTCAGATACCTGGAAAACCAGCTTTCTTAGCCGAAAGTGAAATGCTTTTAAATCTTCCGAAAGGTACGAGAATACTTAATAATTCTCAAACTAGAAGCACCTTGAGAGATAAAGTGGCTAATCTGAAAGACAGAGTGAATAATTTGAAAGGCGGTAATTCATATGCTGGAAACAATTACTCAATCACTATAAATGTAAATGGCGGTAATCCATCAGAAGTCGAAAGAATTGTAAGAAAAGTGATAGCAGGAGATATAAATAAAAGGGAAAGGACGGCATTCGGATAATGGCAAAGGTAAAAGTGTACAGAACAGTTTCAGGCGACACTTGGGACTTGATAGCTTTTAAAGTTTATGGAAGCGAAGGATATTTTCATAACCTTATAAGAAATAATTTAAGATTGATTGACATTGCTATTTTCGATGCCAATATTCCTATTATTATTCCTGAAATTTCTGAAGAAGTTGAAGATGATGAAAGTTTGCCGCCTTGGAAGAGAGGTGAATAGAAGTGGCTTTTGCTAGAAATATAAGAGTTGTAGTAATTTTTAATAAAGTTGATATTTCTGATGAGATAGCCCATTCTATTTCATCTCTAAACTATACTGATAACTCTAAGAATGCAATAGATGACTTGGAGCTGGAACTTGAAAACTTGGATTATCGCTGGCTGAAAGAGTGGTATCCCGATGAAAATGCTCAATTGCTTGTTGGCATTCACGAAGAAATAGGAAATGAAACTAATTTTTTAGATTTGGGAACGTTTTATGTGGATGAGCCAACTTTTGAGAATAACAAACTTAATTTAAAATGCCTAGCCTTGCCGTTAGACCAGAATATTAGAGACCAGAAAAATAGTGTCGCTTGGGAAAAAATCACTTTGAAGGAGCTTGTTACACAGATTGCAAATAAGCACGAGATGAATGCTGAAATATATGCAGACAATGAATTTTTTGAAAGGCTTGACCAAAATCAAGAAACAGATTTGGCTTTTATTAATAGAATTGTCAAGGAAACTGGACTAAATATGAAAGTGTCAGATGACAAGATAATTATTTTTGATGACGAGGAAATGGAAAAGAATGAAACTATTGAAATTTTTAATGTTAAAGATGAGAGAATTAGAAGTTTCAGCTTGAAAAAGAAAAATAAGGAAATTTATGATAAAGTTGAAGTTTCATATTATGACCCTGATAAGAAAAAGGTCATAAAAGAAATTATTACTAAAGAAGAACTTGAAAAACGTAATCAACTTACAACCGAAAGTTCGGATAACAAGTCATCAGGAAACAAAGAAAAAACATCAAAAAAAGGCAATAAGATTTCTAAAAACAAGAAATCTAGCAATAAAGGACAGAAAAATAAGAGTAAAAAAGCTAAGTCAAAGAAAAAATAACAGGTGAAACAATATATGAAAAAAAAGGGAAATAATAATAAAACTGGTGGAAAAAAAGGAAAATCTTTAAAAGAATCAAAAGAAAATCTGAAAAACAAGGCGAATAATAAAAAGAGTAGGGGCAAAAAAGAAAAAACCTTAAAAGTCAAGACAAAAGGAAAAAGCACAGCTAAAAAAGTTGCAAAAAAGACATTAAAAGAAAATTTGAAACAGGAATACCAAATAACTTTAAATGTTGACGGAAGCCCAAAATATTTGGCTGGAATGATAATTGAACTTGATGAGAGCTGGGGGAAATTTGAAGGCAAGTATGTCATAGACAAGGTAACACATGAAATTACTGGAGATTACACCTGCGAAATCAACGCAATGAAGCTTGGAGCAAGGGAAAATGCAGAACAAAATGCAATTGAACAGACAAAAGAGGAGCAAAGAAAAAAAGAAGCTGAAAAGCAAGCTAAATCTAAAGGCAAGGGCAGAAAAGGCAAAAGTAATAAAAAAAGGACAAAAGGTAAAGTTAGAGATAAGAAAAATAGTAAAAAATCTGGTAAAAAGAAATAAAATAATTCAGGACAATGTTAATATAAAATT